GGACCCTGAAGATGATGATGATCCTGATTCAGTTGTTAAACGCTCTTTAGATTTACGGAAAAAACAATTAGAAATTGATAGATTAACTGAAGAGATTGAGATTAAACGGATTCAAAAAGAAAAAACTACACGGTGAAGTTATCCCAACAGAAGTAGTGAAATCAATATTTGCACAACACTTCAAATCAATATCACATAATTTCAAAGACACGGTTGATAATTTTCTGGCAGATATTTCCGCTAAACATAAATTCACGAATGAAGATATGGCATCCTATAAAGGGAAATTGATTAAATCAATTAACAAATCAATTGAAGAGGGGGTTACAGAAAGTAAAAAAAGTATACGAAGTATAGTTAAGGAATATTCTGAAAAACGTGGTAAAGGTGAAAGAACCGTATAAGTGTAAAAAATTTTCTTTTGATACAATGGTTAATGCTGATGCATATATATGGAAAAAGAAATTTCAGGGAAACCCAACATTTAAAGTTGATCGGGCGTATGAATGTCCTGATTGCGGAAAGTATCATTTAACTAGTAAAAAACGTAGATCATGAAATTGGAATATATATTACCTTATCTATCACATAATCTAAAATGTCAGTATTCAGATGGTGGCATTGTTACAATAGACCCTTTATTAACAATGGCTGATTTCAATAAAATGAAAGCACCATTAGAGCATTGTTTTGGTGAAGGTTGCTGTAAACCACTATTACATCCTTTATCTGATCTTACAAAGGAGATAGAGCATAATGGTGAGAAAATAATTCCTATTAAAGAATTGGCAAATATTTGTGAGGGATGGGAAGATGAAGGAGATTTTGATCCTGCCGATTTAACGTTTACAGATTATGGGAATAGGGAAGATTGTTATTATGCAGAATGGATGGACGGATTAAATCAAAACCAATCTTTTAGTATTAAAGACTGGGATTTTAATCGTATATGGATTCGTGATCGAAAGAATCTGATGGGTATTGAGGCTTGTGTAATCCCATATCAACTAAAATTATTTCAAAAACTGTTTGAATGGCATTTTAATGTGTTCAACTTACCACAAGGATTATGGATTGATATAAATTCGATTTAATGACTACAATAGAATTTAAAACTGAATTAATCCTAACGCTATATAGTAAACAAGACTGGATTAATAGAGTCCCAAGAGATTTACCCCCTAAATCACCTATTGAACAAAGAATATGGGTTGATAGTAGCGGTGATGGTTTAACTCGTAGTAAGGATTTTGATTTAGCTGAATACCCTGTATTTGTGTTAAGTGTAAAAAGCATATCACAGATCATAAATTAATGAATGAGTTTGAACGGTTAAGAACCGAATGTGATAAATTGAAAACCGAAATATATGAAGTGTGTCGGTTACATGAAATTTGTGAATGGATTACCAAGAAACTGTTGAAGAAATAATTGATTGTGCACAAATATTCCTATCAGATATTAAACCATCTGATTGGAACGAGAAACACCGTGTACTAACTTCTGACGTTTCACCGTTTCCAGGGAAATTTAGTTATGACCGAACCCCTTACTTTAGGGAAATAGTTGATTGTTTTGGTGAAGATCATGCAGCTAAAATAGTAGTCCTTATGAAGGGTGCACAGCTAGGTGCATCGACTTGTTTTTTAGAAGCTGCTATTGGTTGGATAATCGGTGTGAATCCGGGTAATATATTATTTTTAACTGGTCACGCTGATTTAGCTGATGAAGCAATGACCGGTAAGATAGATAACTTAATTGCTAATTCCGGGCTAACAAACCTTATTAGACCTAATATCCTAAAGAAGAAAAACCAAAGAACAGGTGATACCAGTAAAAGCAAAGAATTTCCAGGTGGAAGTTTAACCGCTGGCAATGCGGGTAATCATAAATTATTACGCCAAAGGTCAGTTAGATATGCATTTATTGATGATTTCGATGCAGCAAAACAGAGCACGAGGGAATCAGGTAGTACCACCAAAATGATTGAACAAAGGTTAGCGGCATATTACAGTAAAATGAAGCTTGCATATATTTCAACACCTGAACTTAAGCAGACTAGTAATATAGAGCCCCTGTATGAACTGGGTGATAAACGCCGGTACTTTATACCATGTCCATGTTGTGGTGAATTAATTTCCTTGCATTGGGAAGTTGAAATAGAAGGTACAAAGGATAAAGGTGGTATTACTTGGAAACTAGATGACAATAATAAATTGATTAAAGATAGTGTTGGTTATATATGCCAAAAATGCACTGGGTTTTTTACTGACGACCTGAAATATGATTTAAACCTAAGGGGTGAATGGAGACCAACAGCCGAACCACAAAAAGAAGGTTATTATTCATATCACTTATCAAGCCTGTACGCTGCATCTGGAATGTATAACTGGTATCATTATGTTGGTATGTATCTGGAAGCTTGCCCACCGAACACTGAACGTAACGAGGAATTATATAAAACATTCCGTAACCTGTGCCTTGGTGAAACCTATGAAGAAACCGGTGATTCACCAAAAGCTAACCAACTACAAAAAAATATCAGGAATTACGATGTAGGTATTATTCCGGAACGTGTTTCAATATCTGATGGTAATGGACAAATTGTATTACTTACATGTTCCTGTGATTTAAATGGCAGGGAAGATGATGCGAGGTTGGATTGGGAAGTTGTGGCGTGGAGTGAAACAGGATCAAGTTATTCTATAAAGCATGGAAGTATTGGAACATTCATACCCCGTGAAGGCTCTAAACGTATCAAAACAGACCGTGAAAGATGGACTTATGTACACGGTAGACAAAAGAGTGTGTGGCCTGAATTCCAAGCAATATTAGATGATATTTACATTACCGATAAAGGTAGAAAAATGTCCATCCTGATTAGTGGTGTAGATACTGGTCACTATACTAAACCAGCTTACGAATTCATTGATCGAACTAATAGTTATTGTGTTGGATTAAAGGGTAAGGATGTAAACAAGAAAATACGACTTGGTACCGATTTACCAACCTATAAGAAAGCCCGTGAACGTAAGAATCTATTATTAGTGGAGGTTAACCAGGTTAAAGATGATTTAGCCCGGACAATCTCCTTAAAGTGGGACCCCGGACACGATGAAAAACAACCACATGGTTTTATGAATTTTCCTACACCATCCGATGGTTTATATTTGTTTGAAAATTTCTTTGAACATTACGAATCTGAACACCGAATAATGGAACGTAAATCTACGGGTGTTACCAGTAGATGGGTAAAAGTTAATTCAGTAGCACAAAATCACTTATGGGATGTTCGGGTATACGGTATAGTCCTTAAGGATATTGTAACCGATACGGTATGTAAAGAATACGAAATTAAGAATGGTGGATGGGATGAATTCGTTCAGATTGTTTTGGATGGGAAGTAAATCAATCACAATACGCTAAATAATCATCACAAAGATCACAATACGCTAAACCGCCTTCAGGAAACGGCTTACCACAACCAGCACAACAATTATCCGGATCATCATATTTATCATATTCAATTAATGATATATCGCAAAAATACGATACAGGTAAATGACGGCGAACCAACTTCCTGATATCAAACCTTAATTCATTTTCAATAATAATATGATGGTAGGGGTGATGTACAAATAGCACTAAGGTACCGTTGTATTCTTCAGCTTCCACACGCATCACGCCTTGCACATTCCGTACACCTGTTTCAATAACTGACTTAGTAAGCCATACATCGAATAAATCAGGCTCCTTTGTCTCAAATACACTTGGGCACCTGTACTTATCACCAAATGCAATTAACTTTGCATCAAGTTTAGTATGTGCCATACTTATCTGATCATCTATAAATTGATCTATTGTTTTCATTTATGTCCTTGGTATTCTTGATTCATGGATTTCAGGAAATGCTTTATCAAATCTTAATACTGCCGCATTAGCATATGTTTCAGGATTTCCATTATTCCTCATTTTAATTAATCTATGATAGACTTTACTCCATAATTTAGCTCGTATTATTAACCTTTCTGATTCGCTCATTTTACTTATAAGTTAATTATTTTCTACCTATTATAATTAGAAATAGTGCTAACGCAAACCATATAGACCAATATCTATCATACTTAAATTCATTTTCTGTTGGTAGTATTGAGTATATACAATCAGAATATTTATTCCATAGTTGATTTGGTAATTGAAATTTATAAGCAAGCATCTTAAAAAAATGTCCAGTCATATCATAAGCTACCATTGCTATCCCAAACCAAAAGCAAATATTTTTCATATTCTTCATAAGTTAATTACTGACTCAGTAAATTCATCCACATCATCATCTGTAACTACGGATATTTGTGTACTATCATCATAATGAAAAACCATTCTAACCTTACATTTATCATCCATACAATTAGAAATATTTAAATGCCTATACATACGCATACCGCATTTAGGACACGGGTGTGTTCCTGCATACATTCCATTACTACGCTTTTCACTTTTACAATGCCGGCACCTACCTAAATTTAATATTTCTGAATCATGATCGGACCATTCACATTCAAATGTACCATCTTCATCATAAGCCTTCTTAGCTAACTTTCGATACTCTTTATCCTGTGATGGATCATAATCAAATTTCAATCCTTTTATGTTGCCATTTTTAGCAAGCATAACAGCAATTACGAACCCTACAATCATTGCACATATTACTAATGAGCTCCACATAAGTATTTCCATATTATATAGCTTTAATCAATTTCTTTTTCAACCTCATTAGTAACCTATAATCACTATTTGTTATAGGCTTTGCACACCCTTCCATGGGCCTCATATCACCAACGTGAATACCTTCTGTAACATTTTCTGTTTTGTGGCCTAAATTACAACCGCTAATACCTAAAGCCTTACAACCTTCACATGTTCGTTTCATAATCTTATTTTAAATTCTATATCCAGATGGAGGCCCATAACTTAATATGGTAAGCTTAATTCCCACTTGATTAATGTACACTTATCAAATTACCCTTAAACCACCCCATCTGGATATAGCACATATATTTTGTAGTATTATTTAACATTCCATCGTAACACAATCCGGTGCTTTAACATGATACATACCATCTAGTACATACCTGATACCATCCATGGTTGGTTTTCTAAGGCAACCACAAACACTACAGGTAGCACCAATTTCTGCATTCCTGAATTTACCCCTATGGTAAATCTTATTCCATTTGTGACGTGCCATAATTAAATTTTAGTGGAGGAAACAGGATTTAAACTCTGTAATACGCCAGTCCTTGGTATTTAGTGTAATAACCCCTGGCTTTGCCTTTCGACTTTCAGCGTCTTTCAGTTTACACCATTTCCGCCATTCCTCCAATACACACTATATTTTAATACCCTCTTATTACCCCTAAATTAATTAGGCTATTGTAGCCATAAACTATAGTAAAAGTCACACCTACAATAGTAGCTATCAGGTAAATAGGCCATAATTTGTTATTGAAAAATTTCTTAATGTATTTCATGTTCATAGCTCTAATTTTAAGCGAATAGCCATCCAGCGATTGGAATTAAAGCTAACGCGATTAACATTCGTATTATTCTCTAGTAACGAAGGCTAGCCCTCCGATTAAGTTGTTTGTTGTTTATGATTTGTTTTCCAGTTTAATTGATTCTAAAGCTGCTCTTGCATTTACAAGTGGCGGGAATCCATCAAACATTAAACCGTCATTCTGAATTATTTCAATCAAATTATTCATGCATTTAATTAGATTATCTAGGTATTCAGGGTCTATGCCTTTACCGTAGGTAGCGTTAATAGATTTTACAATTGCTTTTGAATCTGCATCATCTGTAGCTACTCCATTTTCAGCATCAGTACCACTAGACCAAGGCACACGTACAATGGCTTTTTTTACTGATAACGAACTGATTGAAATATAACGTGAAGATTCTGATTCGCCTGATATGTACCAGGTACCTTTTGTCATTTCTTTGTAAATCGTATTCATAGTGCAAAGTTTTTAGTTTGTACCACCAAAACCGGAACCTGTGGAGGTATCCGGTTGAGGTATCCTGCTGAACTTTGCAGGAAACAGCAGTATCACTAATCCCAGCAGTTAATACCGTATCTATAATAAGTTTTATTGTTAAATGTTTTTTTGCTTGTATAAGCAATTATTTCATTAGGTGATAAATTCCGTTCTTTTTTGAATTCTTCAACTGAAGAATAATAAACGGTTGTTGATATATTAATTCCAGGGCTTGTAGTAGAAGGTAGTTGTTCTTTAACAGTTACCTTAGTATCGGTTATAGTAATTGTTTCCATGGTGCAAAGTTTTTAATTGGTTGTATATAAAAATATACGCGCAATGTAATAAAAAGTTACGAGGTTGCCAAGATTAATTTACTTTTTCCCATGTTTTAGGGTGAAATTCATCTGGTGATGATTTCCTGGTACCACGTCCGTAATGCTCTACATAATCAGGTACAGGGAAATGCTTTAAAAATCCTGTAGCACCAGCACCGTGAATATGTATCATTGATTGTATCATAGGCGCACCATGATGTATAATTGGCTTAAACGTATTGTATCGATGCTTATTTATTAATGCGAAATACGGATGTAGATAATGTATTTCGCCTTTATCTTGATTTAAACCACGTTTATCAACCTGTATTATTTCACCGATCCCATATGTGCTTAAATCCATTTCACTTATCATTTTTTGAAGTGGAGGTTGTATCATTTTGGTATCTGAATCAATAAGCAGGAAATAATCAGTGTTACATAAGCTAATACCAAGTTTCATTCCTTTACCGTGGCCTATATTAAAATGTGTGGAAATTACTTGTGTATGCTTACCTATATAACCCTGTGCAATTTTATAGCATGGATTGTGGAGGTTAGAACCATCAATAATAATGATTTTCATGTATGGGTAATACCTACGTATAGACCGGTAACAGTTGGTAAGTAAAATAGCTTCGTTGTAACTAACGATAATACCTGTAATATTATCAGTGGTTAAGCGGTCCATACCTTACGAGCTTTTAAATAAATACGTTCTTGGAATTCACCAATCCTGTGTCCTATTTCACCAATCAATTCGATATCATAACCATTTTTATAGAACAGTTTCATTAAATCATATTTATCAAAATGGTTCACAACTGTTGGATCAGGTTTGTAATCCTGGTTATCACATAATTCAATGTAAGCCCTATTTGGAGTCAATACGGATATAACACCTGATTCAGCTAAGAAAGTGTTGTGTAGGTCCTTTAAAACTATATCTACATCAGGAATATGAGCTATTGAGTGCATGAAATATATTTTATTCATTTGAAAGTGAAATGAATCTTTAAATGTATATTCATCTTTGGCGTCATCACCAGTTCTAAGGTTCTGAACATCGAACCCGAAACATTTCAAATTTTCGAAATCATTTAAAATATGCTTCACCATGGCACCTGTACCACATCCGTAATCTAAAATATTATCATTCCGTTCCGGATCAATGATGTTAATCATAAATTCCATTTCTTCCCGGTATTTGTCGGTAGAATTGAATTGTGTAAGTTTTTCTTTGTATTCCATTAATTCAAAATATGTTTAAGCATGTATTGACCAGAAGCTTGATAACTGTGATTATCTACTACCCATTTCCTGGTTTTGATTTGTTTGGCTTTAATCGCTGCTGGATTTAAACCATTCAATATTTTAATTTGATCAGTAAAACTGGGTGGTGTATTTGTTATGTGAAGGCCCATGAATCCATAATGTTTGTGATACACTTCCAGGTGCACACAATTAGTAACAACTATTTTACCAAGTGCTGCGGCCTCTAAAGCTGATATTCCGAAATTACCATAAGGTGAACCCATTCCATCTTTCATTGAAAAAAGTTCAATGTATACATTACAATTACGCATTCGCTCTATCTGTTCATCAGCCGGTACAATGTCATAAGAAACAGCATATGGTATATCCATTTGTTCCATCATATTAAAAATATTCGTTGACCCTTTCACATCCGGATTACTTGGATAGTGTGCAAATCTAAATTCAACATCAGAATAACTAGGTTTAAGAGCTTCAGTATCTACAGCACCAACCATGTAAATCTTTCTAGGATGTTTGCACCGTTCCATAAATTCAGGCATTGCACATACAGCCTTATCAGCGTAAATATCCATGATATTATCAATACTTGCATAACATTTCCTGTAATAGCTTGATGTATGGTATACAATCAGTTTTTTACCCGCACAGGCCGATTTAATTTGATTAAAAAACACCATGTTATCATGAAAAAACTGGATAACATCATAATCCTTAATTAATTCACATATTTTGGAAATGTCCGGTTCAATTTTCGCTTGGTGATCATAACTAAACGCGTGTGCACTTACATTAATAGCATCAGCATCAATACCAACAGACCGTAAAGCCATACTATTATCATAGGAAAAATTAGCCCAATCATCTCTACATACGTTTAATACTTTCATTGTTGTTTTTTATGTACTTCTGTTAATAATGTCGTTTTATCAAATCCTTTTGTAGGGGCTTTTAAGGCATTAAATTCAAGTATTACACTTAACATATCATCTTCAGATAAGTCACTTATATTAAGAATAGAACATATATGGAAAACTAAAGCTGTAGTATGATCAGTTAGGTCTGTAAAATTCTGTATATAATCAGCGTTCCGAATCCAGCGTTCCGAATCTAACCATGCATAATTGATATTATCAACGTTAGCCGCGTTAGCAAATTGATCATCCACCTTACATTTTGATAGATTTAATATACTATTATGAACACCTTCAAATTTTCTATGTGCTACGAAAATCTTATATGCCTTTGCGGTTAATCCTTCACTAAAAGTATGCGTTTTAATAAGTTGATATTCTTTACTGGATTCAGTTTTTCCATTCCAGAAATAAGAATCATATTCTACCTTTGAATATTTTAGAATAAGTCGCACAATATTGAATAATGCTGTCGTACCACTTCGGTAACAACCCGCTACTATAATATATTTTTGATCAGATGTTTTCATATAAAGGTTTTCTTGGTCTTTTTATTATTTGACCATAAATAGAATATTTATAATTAAGCCCTAATCTCCGTAGGGTACCATTTGGTAAATCTCTGTTGTATAGATAAATATATTTATGAATAACACCAATACGTTTTTCACCACACATTTCCAAACAACTAAACATCACCTCACTTTCAGTTGTGGTATCTATCCACTTATCGTTAAGTTTAAAATCACTTTCGGGAATTTTAAAGAATAATTTCGCATAAAACGTATTTGGTGCAGTAGAACGATACGTTACCTTTCTATAATCCCTTTTTTTATGGGTGATCTTATCAAAATCTAGTTTAAAATTTTCAGGTAATCCGTTATCATGTTGATCAATCCAATTACCATAGGTCATCCATTTACCCTGTTCATATTGCTTAACTACTGTTTCAAGGCAATCCGGTTTTAACTCATCATCTAATCCTAGTAATAATATTACATCATCCGGTTTTGCATTAGCATGAATAGCTACATAACGACTATACGCGGCACCCAGATTAGTAGAATTGTTAATTATTTCAATATGGTATTGTTCTAACATTCTTAATGTATAATCGGTGCTACCATCATTTATTACTACGATCCTGTAATTAGTATAGGTTTGAGACTGTATTGATCGTATACATTTATCTACAAAATGTGCACAATTATAACCGGTAACAACAATTAAAAAACTAATATTTCCGGTCATGAGAAAGCCCAAATTATAAGGGTCCAAAATAAAATGGATATTCCTACTGCAAATATTAATCCTGCTCTTCTATTCTTTTTCGCCACGGCTAACCTTTCCTGTTTCACACATTTTAACATTATGCCAAAATGTGGAAGCACCTGATTTAATTATTGAATCTATAAAGTAAAAATCACCACACCTCGGATGTGCAAAATTATGAATGAATTTCGTGTAAAGATGTTTTTTTACTACAAAACAAGAACCGCCAATATGTGCAATCATTGGAATTTTAGCATCCCAACAATGTGAGGTAGGATAATAATTATTATTCATTCCATTTTTAATGGTCATTCGAAAAAATATCACGTCCGGATTATATTCGAAATGAATCTGTTTCAAATCATCAATCATTGATGGATTAGTAATATAATCATCATCATCTAACAGAAACACGTATTCACCATTAATGAATGATGTTGCTAATTGAAATCCTTGGTTTGCAACCAGCATTCCAACACCAATAGGATCATTGATAAATATTTGTTCATAATCCTTACCAATTAAGGATTTTATAGATTCTTGATTATTAGATAATCCAACAGGACGTTTATATTTCCTGGTAATAATACTCAGGAATGGATTTGCGGTTCGAAGTAGAGGTTTTTCAATTACTAATCTGTTCATTCTGGTTTTTTGTAATTCTTATAAAAATTGAAATCCTTTCCAGTAATAAATTTAAGCCATTCCATATTATGATCAACCTTATTATACCGGTGCCAATTTTCATGGTGTCCAGAACCACCACATAAGCCAATACCATGTTTTATTCCAATAGATATAACGTCTTTAAAAAGAATCAAGCCACATTTTAATTCCTTTAAAATTGTTATATCAACCCATGGATATGAATCTAAACCCCAATCAATGGATAACACATCTTTTGTTACCATCATATTCATGGTGCTAGGTCGATTTATCATCATGTATTCACCAGTAAATAAATAATAATAGATACTAGTATGATTGGCAGATGCTTGTGGTTTACCTGAATCTATCCAGGTTTTAACCATTAATTCAATGTAATTCGGTGCATAATAATCATCATCTTCCCAAAACAGCACAACATCACAACCTAATCTAAATAAGTGTTCACATCCGATTCTGTACCTGTAGGTAATATCACAATCATCAGATTGTGGT